CCAGCTTGTTTAACATTGGCCAGATATACGAACAAATAGAACATAACGATGATCTCTTTCCAAACCCTGTAGTATCTGGTAGATTTACTTGGAAGGGAGGAGCAAAGGATACAGAAGTTGTTTTTACGCCAGATCCAAAGGGGAGATTTAGGATTGCATGGATGCCAGATCCAGAACTCAGAAACCTCAAGGTATATGAGAAAAACAAGAGGGTCGCACCTAACGCTCACCTTGGTTGTGGCGGGGTGGATAGCTACGATCTCGATGCTACTGTGGATGGACGTGGATCCAAGGGTGCGCTCCATCTTTACAACAAGTTCAACATGGAAGTACCTGCTAACATGTTTGTTCTTGAGTATGCTTCCCGTCCGCCGCTGGCTTCGATCTTTTATGAAGATGTCCTTATGGCATCGGTCTTCTACGGATACCCGTTACTGATAGAGAACAACAAGTATGGTATCGCTAGATACTTCGAGCAGAGAGGGTATGACGGATATCTTATGGGGAGGCCCAAGCATCTGGTTGCCCCGAACACAAACATCAAAGTAAAGACCAAGGGTATCCCCTCAAACTCGGTTGATGTAATACAATCCCATGCCCAAGCAATAGAAGCTTACATACACTCTCACGTAGGGATCAACAGAGACACAGGAGAGATGGGGGCTATGTATTTTAACAAAACCCTTGAGGATTGGATTGGATACGATATAAATAAAAGAACTAAGTTTGACTTGACCATTAGCAGTGGTCTTGCTTTGTTAGCTGCACAGAAAGTCAAACAGAAAAAAGTAGAGTCTGACTTTACGGAGAAGCTGTTTTTTCGCCGATATAACATCAGGGGATGATTTATTATATTTGTGGGTAGATTAATTACCCCACATGTATAACAAATCAGTTGATTCTTCTGGTGGGTTTCCTGATCCATTAGCTCCTCAAGAAGAGAAGCAGTCCAAGGACTATGGACTCAACTACGCTAAAGCAATACAGGGGCAATGGGGTAGCACGTTTGATTCTAATTCCACTTTTGGAAATAGAAAGAACATGTTCATCAGGAACAGAGACTACTCTAACGGTACTCAGGACACCACAATCTACAAGCAACTGCTGAATCAGAACAACCCGAACAATGGTGACGGGTCGTTGATGAATCTGGACTTCACCCCTGTCCCAGTGCTCCCTAAGTTCGTGAGGATTGTTGTCAATAAGATCCTCGGTCGTAATCCTTATCCAAACGTAGAAGCTGTAGACCCGCTCTCCACTAGCGCGAAGGATGCGGAAAAGAACCTGATCAAGAATCAGGTCAAGCTACGGGAGCAGTTCATCGAGATGGAGCAAATGATGGGGCAACCCATGATGGGGATGAATGCCATGGATATTCCAGAGACGCTGGAAGAGGCGGAAATTCTCATGGACTCCAACATCAAGACCGATGCTGAGGTAGCTGCTCAGATCGGAACGAACTTGACTCTGGAGCTAAATGAATTTAGTGACACCATATACAGGCGTTGCGTCAATGACCTTGCGGCTCTAGGTATCGCCGTGACAAAGCGCAGCAATGACCCCAACTACGGAATCCATCTACAGTATGTAGACCCCACTCATTTTGTGCACAGCTACACTGAGGACCCTACGTTTAGTGACATTGTTTATGCTGGTCACATCCGCGAGATTCCCTTGTCTGAGCTCAAGCGTCTTGCTGGGGACCAACTGACTGAACAGGACTTCAAGAAGATCAGTAAGAAGACCCGCAGGAGTACATCCAATAAGTACCCTAACAAGCCGTACTCAACCCAGGGTCCAATGAAAGAGAATGACTCCGCCTATGTGGTGGAGGTTATGGACTTTGAGTTCATCAGTGTAGACACCATGTACTTTGAGGAGAAGGAGAATCGGTATGGCAATACCAATTTCTTCTACGAAGGCTTCTCATACAAAGAGAAAAAGGGTAGCGTATATGAACGACAGGTATCGACTATGGATGTCGAGTGCGTGTACGGTGGGACTTACATTATTGGTACCGATCACGTATTGAACTACGGTAAGCAAAGCAACGTACCGAAAAACATTTACGACATCAGCAAGGCTAAGCTGTCGTACTCTGTTGTAGCCACAAACATGGTGGGCAATATGCCCAAGTCCATGGTTGATAGTTGCGTGGGGTTTGCAGATATGCTGCAGTTGACCCACCTCAAGATCCAACAGGCGATTGCAAAAGCCAAGCCCGATGGATTGGTCATCGACATTGAGGGGTTGGAGAACGTACAGCTTGGTAAAGCAGGGGAACTGCAGCCGCTAGATCTGCACGACATCTACGAGCAGACGGGTGTGTTCTACTATCGAAGCAAGAACCCCGAGGGTGGATTTCAAAACCCACCAGTCAGGGAGATTGGCAATAGTATCAGGAACATTAATGAACTCATTGGTCTGTACAATCACTACCTGAGGCTTATTAGAGACACCACTGGTATCAATGAGGTTGTAGATGCCAGCACGCCAAAGAGTGAGGCTCTTGTTGGAGTGCAGCAGCAGGCGATTGCGGCAAGCAATAATGCTACATATGACATCACATTTGCTGCCAATCTATTGTTTAAGAAAGTATGTAGTGATGTAGTTAAGTGCCTGCAGATTCTACCGCCAGAGAGTGTCATCTACACTACATACGCTAACGCCATCGGTGAGACCAACATGTCTGTGTTGAGTTCGTTTTCCGATCTACCGATGTTCAACTTCGGAGTGGTGGTAAAGCGGGAGATGGAGGATAAGGAGCAACAGGCTTTAGAGCAAAGCATTCAAATCGCTTTGGGTCAAAAGGAGATTGACCTGGAGGATGTCATGGCCATTCGGGAGCTCAAGGATATCGCTCAGGCCGAGAGGCTGTTGATCGTTCGCAGGAAAAAGAGAATGCAACAACAGCAGGCGCAGATGCAACAACAGCAGCAGCAGCAGGCTCAAATAGCGCAGCAGCAACAACAAGCACAAGCACAGGCTCAAATGCAGCAAGTGCAGATGAATGCTGAGTTGGAGGCCAAGAAGATTGAGCTAGAGACAAAGGCAAAGCTGGCATTACTGGACGCTGAGCATCAGAATAATATGGAGTTGGCTCAAGTCAAACTGCAAGTAAATAATGATGAGAAGGGTCAAGAGTTTGAGAATCGTAAAAAGATCGAGTCTCAAAAGGATGACAGGAAGGACGAGAGAGTCAAGAAACAAGCCGTACAGCAAAGCAAGTTGATATCTCAAAGGCAGGGTGAAGCCCCACCACTTGAGGAAGAGCCCACTACTGATGTTCTCAGTGTCTTAAATATGATGCAGCCAAATGTCTAAGGTAAATCTCGATGTAGCCGACAGGCTGGACATTACATGTAGGAGGGGAGATACGTTTGAGTTGACTCTCACCTTAAAGGATAGCAGTGGGACAGCGCTACCGCTGTTGACTGACGAGTATACTTTTCTTATGGAGGTCCGTAAGAGTGTTGTGTCAAATGCTTCACGTAGGTCTGTTCAAAGGATAGGCGTGCCAACTGGTGGAGAGGGAGGTAACAGTGACGACGACAATTCCATCACCGACGGTGCAGCCAATACAGAAAATATTGTTATCGGCAGCGTAGAAGGCGGTGTTAAAGGCCCTGTGAATTTCACATTTAACGACAAAGACGACTCTGGAAACGTAACTGTTTTTGTGAGTGCGTTAGAAATGCGCAAGGTCCCCGCAGGAAAGTATAAGTATGACCTGCAGTACAATGTGGGGTCAAGACAAAAGACTATCCTAGAAGGGAGGTTTACTGTAAATGACGACATCTCTAAAGCCCTTTAAGTATGGCTACGGAGATCACAGTATCTGGGACAACTAGTGTCGAGGTTACTGTCCCAAGCGCTTCGGCTGTTCAGGTCGCATCTGCTGCACAGAGCAGCATCACAGTAAGCGGTAGAGGTGCTAAGGGGGACATTGGAGTAACTGGCCCTACTGGTGCTACTGGTGCTACTGGTGCTACGGGCCCCACTGGCCCCACGGGTCCCACTGGCCCCACGGGTGTGACTGGAGCTGATTCTACGGTTGCAGGCCCCACTGGCCCCACTGGCCCTACTGGTGCTACGGGTGCTACGGGTGCAGCAGGGACTAACGGTACGGATGGAGCTACTGGCCCCACTGGCCCAACAGGTCCGACGGGTGCTGCAGGTACCAACGGTACTAACGGAGTAGACGGAGCCACTGGACCTACGGGTCCGACTGGTCCTACTGGCGCGGCTGGTGCTGCAGGGAGCGATGGCGCTACTGGCGCTACAGGCCCAACGGGACCCACGGGACCCGCAGGTACAAACGGTACTAATGGAACTGACGGCGCTACAGGCCCAACGGGCCCAACGGGCCCCACTGGTCCTGCTGGCACCAATGGAACGAACGGAGTAGACGGAGCTACAGGCCCTACTGGTCCCACTGGTCCGACAGGCCCGACGGGTGCAGCGGGTACGAATGGAACCAACGGTACTGACGGTGCAACAGGCCCCACTGGTCCGACGGGCCCAACAGGAGCCAATGGTGGGACCGATATTGTATTGGATACAACGCCTCAGTTGGCAGCGGACTTGGACATGTTCACCAACTCGGCAGAGCTTCTGGTCACTGGCAACGTGTATGTCTTTAGGTACCACACAGGAGCAGCGGCTACCAATTATGGACTGTACTTTAATCTGACATCCGCGAGGTATGAGTTGTTAAACGGCTCTGGGGTTGAGGTCTTTGCGGTAAACGCAAACACAGGCGTAACTAAGATTTCCAATGCCTACACGCTTCCCACTTCGGACGGAACCAGCGGTCAAGTGCTCGCCACGAATGGAGCTGGAGCTCTATCATTCACGTCAGCAGTAGGACCTACTGGACCTACTGGACCTACTGGCGCGGCTGGTACGAACGGTACCGATGGCGTTACTGGACCCACTGGACCCACTGGTCCGACGGGCGCGGCTGGATCATCGAATGAGCTGGATGGTCAGATCCTCGAAGTCATAACCCGCAGCACTGCCTACGGCAATGGTTCCTACGAGGGGCATGTGGTCAAGTTTGATAGCGACACATTGGTTACTGGCAAGAACTATGTGTATACATCTTCGGGATGGACTGCGGTAGATGCGGACGTGGAGGCCAAGACGTATGGATTGTTCGGTGTGGCGTTGGGCACATCCTCAGCCACAGACGGGCTTTTAGTTCGAGGCATACGTGCCAGCACAGCGTATAGTGGATTCACGGCTGGTCAGCTCCTTTACATAAGTACGACTGAGGGGGATATCACAGCCACTGCTCCATCAGCAACTGGGGACTTTGTTCGGGTCATCGGGTATGCCCTTGGTAGCAACTACATCTTCATTGACCCATCGCAGGACTACATTGAGATTGCGTAATGCCAGATATAGCGAAGGTATCGGGAGTAGCAGAAGCGAGTATTGCTAAGATTGATGGTGTGGCCAAAGCCAACATCGCTAGTGTAAGCGGCATCAGTATTCCTGCAGGCGGCATTGTTACAGCCAACCTTATTCAACACTGGGACTTTAGCAATACGTCATTTTACTCTGGGTCTGGTACCAGTCTAACGGATCTTTCAGATGTAACCCACCTTGGGTCTCTCCAAAACGGAGCTGCGTTTACAGGAACATCACCAGAACATATTACGCTGGATGGAATCAATGATTATGCAGAGGTTGAGATTGCCAGTACATATGGTCAAGATCAAAGCGGGGAGGTTTGGGTTCAGTTCCCCGACTTCAGCAATATTAAAAGGATGTTGTTTGTTAGGGGGTACAAGTCAAACTGCTTCAGCACCAACGCAGGTTATTGGCTTCAAGTCAACACAAGCAAACAGATACTGTACACCATTGGTGGTGTATCTAGCTACTCATCCTCCGTTCAGAGTTTAAGTACCAATACATGGTATTGTATGGGGTGGACGCTAAACGGAAATCAACTAAAGCTTTTTTTGAATGGATCGAATGTATCAACCTTGACTGTAAGCACTACACGGTATCCCGTTTGTTCTACAACCCCCCCACAGTGTCGAACAGGAATGGTAACTTTAAATACTGGCGCACCAGGGTCAGTCTTCTCTAACGGAAAACTGGCTGAATTAAGGATATACAGCACTAACCTTTCAGACGCAGAAATGTTAGGGAACTTCGACGCAACCAAAAGTCCATTCGGTTATGGAGATATTGTGGAAACGGATCTAGTGATCAACTTGGATGCAGGCAACCCCAGCAGCTACTCTGGGTCTGGAACTACGTGGTCGAATCTAGTGTCAGGTACAAGCTTTGATTTCACTTTGACCAATGGCCCCGTTTACACTGCTGATGAAGGAGGGTATTTTCAGTTTGACGGGATAAACGATTACGCCACAAAAACTACTCTGTTTAATATGGCTGACTATCCGTCGTTTAGCATAGAGTCCTGGGTGTATGCA